TTGCATGAAGAATGGTTTCTGGATAGAAAGACATTCCTCTATTAATCAGAAATGGAACATAATCAGTTTTATTGTATTCATCAAGAAGATCTGTATCTTTTGTTACATTAATAGAATTAAGAATATCACCAAGCTTTGGCATCTTATACCTTCTTGAATAAACATTCTGACATAATATTAATGAACATTGCGGTGAGGCAAATCTCCTGATCAGCAACGAACGCAGACTTATAAGAGTAATCTGCAAGAATTACAATAGCTGTAGGAATTGATGACGGCTCAAGATAAGCTTCAAGATTATCAAAGACCAACCGAACAATCACATTAGGTTCAGAATCTAGATTCTCATTAACCCACTTCCTCATACCAGTAAAGTCTTTCATACGAAGTGAATTGACTAGATCACGAATTGAAACATCTTGAATAGATGAAAGAGCGCCAACATCAATCTTTCCATTTGCAATAACATATCGTTGGATCTCAGAGATTGTCTTTCTGAAATCTGGAAAGAACTTCATGATAATTTCAGCCAGAACTTTCTTATCGAATTCAACAGATTCAGTTTCAAGAATACCTTGAATTCTCTTCATCATTTGAGCTGCTAATTTAGATTTTTGAGAAGATGGAATAGTGAATTCAAAAACAGTCAATCTTGAGATAAGTGGTTCAATAATCTTCTTCTTATAATTACAAGTAAGAATAAATCGACAGTTCTTAGAGAACTCTTCCATGAAGTTTCTCAGTGCAGGCTGAACTGCGGACGACATATAATCGGCTTCATCTAGAATAACAATCTTCTGGCCACCAGAAAGAGAAATCGCAGAAGCGAAGACTTGAATCTTATTCCTTAGTGTATCTATGTTTCCGTCTGCAGATGCATTAATAACCATGATATCACAATCAAGTTCATTACAAGCTGCCTTAGCAATAGTTGTCTTCCCCATACCAGGTTTGCCAGTAAGAAGCATGTTGGGGATATCTTTATTCTTAACAAAGTTCTTGAATGAATTCTTAATATCTTCTGTAAGAACACAATCATCGATTACCTGTGGTCTGTAGCGTTCTACCCATAGTGTATTTTCAATCATATAATCCTCATAAAAATGAATGACGGTATATTTTATTATACCGCCGCAAACTCAAGAAAGTAAATGTTTAGTTGAACTTTGAATCAGCTTCTGCTGCAATGTAATAACGAACATCATTATTCATATGCTTGAATCGAGTAATTCCCTTATTAGAAATTGTAATTTGATAATCACCTTCAAGTAACTTCAAATTAGAAATTTTCAAATAAACAGTAAACTCAGAATTATTGATTCCTGAAGTTTTTGTAGACCAGGTATTTGTAGAAGAATTCGTCTTATCAAGAACTTCAAGTTCGATCATATTATCTACAGAGGAAATCTTAAGATCATCGACACCTAGAATCGATGCAGACTTGGTGATCTTCTTGAGAGTTTCTTCTGACATCTGAAGTGTAATATCTTCAGATGGCATAGTGATACGCTTTGATGGTGATGAGATCAGATCTGGATTACAATAGAAAATCTTAGTCTTATCATTATCATTAGTGATCTCTACAGAAACACCAGTGAATTCCATTGTTGGTTTATCGAACAGAGTTGAAACGAAATTCAACATTTGTCGAAGATCGTAGATCGCAAAATCTACAGGAAATGTATCCGGAAGAGTTGCTTCTGCCAAGACAGTCTTTCCTTCTGTCATAGTTCGAATCTCGTTACCAGACTTCACTACAAGTCCATTATTGATGCTGGCAAAATTAGTAAGGACTTTGACTGTAAATGGATCAAGAGTCAATTGTGTTTTTGTTTTTGTATTCATATTAAATCACCTTTATATATTATACTATATTATCTACTTGTAATCAAGTTTATTTTCTAACTATCGTGTAGGTTAGAACTTGTGGAAAGTATTTCTTAATGAAGTTCTTATTCAGATTCTTATAAGGATTCTTCTTTTGGATAATGTTATTGTAGACCAAATCGGATTCTTCCGCATACATACTCTCTAGAATCTGTGCCAGCTTCTGTCGTTTACGTTCTAGTGGAAGTGGATTATCTTTCGTAAAGATATATAATCGTTTCATCTCATGATCTAGAGTTGAATCAGAGATACCCGCTTTATTATGTTTGGTTGCGTATTTGATATCTTTAAATTTATCAAATTCAATATTCTCATTATGAAAACATGCGAGAACCTTGTATAACGATTCTCGCATATGAATCTTCAGGAACTTAGCACGCTCTTCTTGATCTTCAATATCATTTGCTAATCTTAGCACTTCAGGAATTGCTTTCTGATACATCTTAAAAATCTCCAATTTTATTCAATAGATTCGACAATTTATGTGACATCAAATATCTATATATTTGTGTGGAAGTTGGTTCGATCGGTTTACTGTATTCGCCCAATATCTCTTCTTTCAGATCTTCTGGAATACAATCAAAATCTATCAAATATTTATTACGCATATAACCAGCTAGTTCTGAAGAAGTCATGATAGACTCAGGTTTTGCGCAAGAGAGAATTTGTTCGATCTTCTTCTTGGTTAATCTTCTCTGTCTCTTACCTTCTGTCACAAAAGTATCATCATCAGATAAGAAATTAGGAACACCGTCTCCAGAATCACCATTCAAAACCTTTTCAAGAAGATATCTCTTAGGATTCTGTTCTTTAATCCATGATTTCATGATAGTTGAATACTGCGAAACATTAGGATACTTTTGTAATTGAACGAAGTCTTTATCTCCAGATACAATTAGAATCTTCTCGGAAGAAGAAAATTTTTCAGTCAGAGTCGCAATTACATCATCTGCTTCACATGTAGGAATCTCGAGATAATGGTATGGGAAGTTTTCACGAATCTCTGTTTTGATCTTATTAATTGTTTTGAAGATAACGTTCCAATCAAAGATGGAAGAATCACGTGATTTCTTTCTATTCGCTTTATACTGAGGAAAGATATCTTTCCTCCAATAATTGAAAGAATCGGAACATAGAATGAGTTCACCGTAATCATCGCCAAACTTAGACTTAACTGATCGGATAGAATTGAGAATCATGTGTCGAAGGAAATCTTCTTCAATCTCATCGTTCTTAGTTATATTAATTTGTTGCATTATATTTGATACAACAATTTGATTTAAGTCTAGTAGAATCATGGTTACCTTTTACTTATACAATGAAAAATGGGGTGTTTCCACCCCATTTATGAGACACAAACTTATTCGGTTTCAGTAGTCGCCACAGAAGTCTTCTGCTTCTTCTTCGCAAGAAGATCCTTCGCCTTCTCAAACAACTCTTTCTTTGAAGCCGCCTTCTGGATATTCTTCTTCACGGAAGAAGTAATTCGTTCGGCAACTTCAACTTCCTCGATTTTCGGCGTCTTCGCCTTCTTGGTCTTTGGCGCAGAATCAGTCGACTTCGGAGCCTTTGGAGCTTTCGTGGTTGCAACCGGGACGATTTCAACAACACCTTCCCACGGCGACTTACCAGTCATCCAAGCATCCGGAATCATGTACTGTCCCTGACCAATACGAGTCATCTTACCATAACCCTGACCCTGGGAAGCGAACATCGTTTGACCGATAGGATTAGTCTTACCAATCTGTTCGACGTTCGCACGACTAAACGTCTTTGTGTCCACGAAAGCTGCCATCAGAGAATCCACAAAAGCCTTCAAAGCCAATTCACGAGAAACCTTAACACGAGCCATAATTAATTTTCCTTTTCTGGGAATTTTCCCTACTCAACTATTATACTAGAGGCGTCGGTGATTGTCAAGGAATCACCGAAAAATTTTACACAAAAGAATCAGGACGAGGCAATTTCGCATGGAGATCGTTCAGACTCAAACCTTTCGAAAGACGATTCCGGTCAGAAATATTCGCATCCCAACTACGTTTTCCACTTCTTGTTCGACTTCGGAGTCCCAGGCTTGCATTGAGTGACTCCACCACCATTCGCAAGATACTTCGATAGAGCTTCGGTGTTTTCCTTAGCAATCTGTTCGAGGTACTGTTTTTCAGTGATCATCAGATTTCCTTATAGAACCATTATAGCGTACTCAAAGAATCGAAGCAAGTTTTTTCGAAAGAATATTCTCTTTGTTGTCAATCACTTGGCGCAAGTCATTGATTCTAAAGAGAATATAGTTTAAATGCAAAAAATGAGCCTTTCGGCTCCCTACAACATTTTCCGTTTAAGATAATATACACACATCATCATACTTGGAATAATCATTGACCAATTTCTTGGTGAAAGTATTCCATGTATTGGACAAAATAAGAATTCGTATAAATCATTTAACATATAATTTTGGAACCCCTACCAAGACTTGAACTTGGATCTTTAGTTTCGTAGACTAGTGTTCTTTCCGTTGAACTATAGGGGCATTTGGTAGTCACACTCGGATTCGAACCGAGAACCACTTGCTTATAAGGTAAGCACTCTAACCATTGAGTTATGGAACTATTGTTAATCGACTTTCTTTTCTAAAGAATCATTCTGTGTCTGTGAAGACACTGCATTCTTAATCATCAAGACATTAACAATATTCCCTGAGCAATAAATTAGTTGATCTGGCCTCCAATTAATATCCGCATACACACAATAAAATTGCGTTTTGCTATTAGATTCTTGAGAGATATAATATGATTCCTGTTTTCCTGAATACAAGAAACTTACAGTAAATAAGAATATTGCACCAATCGTTACAATATATCTCAATATATTCCAAAAAACATCAAGATCTTCTATAAAATTATTCATACATATATTCCTTAATTGAATAAGAACTCAGACCACTCTGGTCTTGATTCTCCTTTATTTCTCAATATTGTTGTGTGAGTGTGGACTGTCAATTTCATTGGTTTCGACAACAATCTCATGCACGCTTCTTCGGGTGTCTTATCGGCTTTCTTAGAATTACACTTTCTACAAGCGGCAACTAAATTTTCCCAACGAGAAGATCCACCCTTTGATTTTGGAATAACATGATCTAATGTCAGAGTTCTTTCAGAGAAGATTCCCTGACAATATTGGCAAGTATATCTATCTCTGATGAGAATATTCTTCTTAGATAACTTATAAGATCTATTCGGTAATCTATGAAAATTGATTAGACGAATAACAGCCGGAAGAATCATTTCTGAAGAGATAGATTTCCATACTTGTTCTGTGTACTTCTCTGCCACAGCAACACCACGATAAATCAATTTTACAGCTTTCTTTACCGAAGTTGTTTGTATGGGCAAATATTGTGAATTTAAAACAAGAACAGTCATCTATCTCTCCATAAATTATTTAATATTTATCATCGTGCAAAATAAGCTGCCCACACAGATGAACGAGTTTCATAATCAAACCGAGAGACTAGCTTCCGAATTGCAGCCTTTCTCGCATTTTCCTTAACATCTCGATCCTTAGGATGTTTCATTGCTACACCGATATAATCAGGTTTGGAATAATTTTGATCTTTCTTATTTTCAAGATCCTCAAATAGCATTGCTGAGGTGATCCTTCCGGAATTCGATCCTACACGCTTATCCATAGAATAAGCAAAATCAAGAACGTAATTCTTTCCATCAATACTCACTTTAATCATAGTATTCTCCCATATTCATTTTAACTTAAAATTACAATTTAGTCAATCCCAAGAATCATCTTTCGATATATCGAGCGTGTTAGAATTGAATCATATACTGCTTCATGCAATCTAGATTCATCAACTGGGATACCAAAAGCTTTTGCAACAGTTACCAATTTGAAATTTGGAAATTTAGATCTCTCTTCTTTCAGAAATTCCATAGCAAATGATGATACATCAATTGTCGGCCACCAAATCCAAGAACCATAATATTCATCTCCAGAATTAATAAAGAATTGTCTTAGAAATGAATCATCGAAATTTGAATTATACCCAACGAAAAAGAACTTATCTGTTTTATCAAACTTAGAAATATACTTCGAAAATATTTCAGTCAATAAGGCGTAACCTTCTTGTGGTTTATGAAATGTCTTAAGATCCTCTACAGTAAGTCCATTGATCTTCATAGATTCTTTTGAGATCAATTGATTTGGAAAGGGTTGTATCTTAATATCAAAAGATTCTTTGATTTCCCCATCAATGTCAATTAAACCAGCAATTTGGATAATTCCATGCTTAGATGGATCGATTCCGCTTGTTTCTGTATCACAAAAAAGATATTTCATATTATTCTCTATATTAAGTGGTTAGGGTGGAGAGAATCGAACTCCCATACTCCGAGTCAAAGTCGGATGCTTTACCATTAAGCTACACCCCATCAAAGTTGGAGCTGCGAGACGGGATCGAACCGTCAATCTGCAGTTTACTAAACTGCTGCTGTACCATTGAGCTATCGCAGCACCCTCTATTTATTAGAATTTGAAATTATGCATAACTAATTTCGTTTCTTCTTTGATCAAGACCAACTTATCGCCAGCAGAATTAACATAGACGATTTTTCCAGAAGGATCTAACACAACAATTTCATTTGGCGAGAAAGTGGTTTGACCATACATCTCACCATCATCCCCAACAATATAATAATTTAGTAGCACATTATTAGTAATAGGATTTCCAGTATATATTTTCTCAACGCTACCTTCTTGGATATTCAACTCACGGTTTGGTGTGAACTCGATCTTATATTTAGAAGGAGAAACGAATTCCATTTTGGTGTTAATAACCTTAATTACTTCATTTGCTGTTTCGTCATATCGATTCATTTCTTCAACAATAGCTTTCAACATATCGAAATTGAAGTTATTGAATGCCATTGATAGATTACAAACTGAATTGATATTAGACTTGTTGATTAGATTTTCTTCACAATAATCACGAACGAATGATACTTCTAGTCCAGTAAAATCTAGCATGTAATAGATTCTTCCTGGTCGATTTTTCATATTATAATCAATCTTGAATTTATCATTACAAGTACAAATAAACATTTTCTTGGTTGGATAAACACCATCGAAAAGTGTTAGAATAGCTTCTTGAGCCTCTTTCCCCGAATAAACTTTCTCGAATTCGTCGAAGAAAATAATTGCAGATTGTTTAATTGATTGAACGAAAGTGTTAAACGTGTCACCAAACCATGGTTGATTAATGATGATAGTCGGAATTCCTTGTTCGGCTGCAGAAATACAGATAGCTTTTGCTAGAAGAGATTTTCCCGAACCCTTTTCACCACACAAAATAACACCAGTTGAAGATTCTCGATCGTTGAATGTATTCAGAATTCGATCACGATTCTTTGTTAGATCGCCATACAATTTATTAGGAATGTCAAAAGATTCAATATGATTCAAAGAAAACTCATTCTTCATAGTATCATACTTAACATTATAAGTTCCTGCTGGTAACATCGTTCGCACATCTAAATTCTCATTCGATGTAACTCGATAATTACTTCCATTCTTAACAAATAGACTCATGATTATTATCCTTTACTTATTATTCAATTTGGTGGACGAGGAAGGGATCGAACCGTCGGTCTTTCGATTATCAGTCGAACGCTTTACCTCACTATTATTGTATATTTACAACAAAAACGCAATGGCGGAAAATACAAGATTCGAACTTGTGTATCCCTTTCAGGACGACCACTGATTAGCAATCAGGTGCAATACCACTCTGCCAATTTTCCGTCTTTAATTATTTTCGATTATATTCTTCCCAAAATCGATCATTGCGTATAGTTAAACCTATTAACCAATTACCATAAGATATAACTTCAGAATCATAATCTCCTGGATAATCAAATAGATAATCTACCAATTTATTAATCAATCCAGTAAGATTCGATTCACTCTTTAAAGGATGGACGCCATTAATCCCACCTTCTGGTTATTTGTGGAGGAGGATGATAGCATCGAACTATTATCCAGTTAGAGATACTACAGTTTTCTAGACTGTGTGGGGAGCCAACCCCAGCATCCTCCTAATATATTCCGCTCCAAGGTCTCAAATTATGTCTTTCTGAAAAGAGTTTAAGATCGTAGATAACTTGTTTTCCTTTTTCAGATTTCATGAATTTATTAATATTGAAATAGGTTCTTCCTTCATGTGTGATCCATATCATTGGACCTTCTCCTTTCTTAAAGGATTCCATCATTTCTAAATCAATATCACGAAAGAAATTCGTAATGAACTGTATCATACAAATTCAACCTCAAATAATTTCTCAAATTCGTATCGATATTAATATTTATCGATGATTCATCAAAACTATTAATCATATCAGGCATTATTCTGTAAGAGTGTCCGACTACTTGATTTAAGTTCTCGATTAATTCGAAATTTCTCCAATCCAACCAAGTGATTCCACCGATTTTCTGAAATCCACCACGATCCTTTCCAGCACCAAATAATGGATCATTAATTCCACTGATAAGTTTAGCCATAGTACTCTGTTCTAGATTATTGAACCAGTCAGAAACATTATTGTCTTTTAACATATCAGAAAAATTAAATGGAACAAATGAAGGATGCAAACCAGCATGAGAGAATAAAAAATGTTTATCTTGAATCATCTCATATTTGAACGGACGAAGTTTTCGAATTACTTGTTTATCTAAAAATTTATCAACAATAGATTGCTTTTGGAAAGACCAACCAGAACATCTGTAATTCGTATTCGAACTAATATAATGAATATCGTGATTTCCGATAAGAAAGGTATATCGTTCATTATTAATGTTATTGTTTAGAAACTTACACATTTCTGGTGTGTAAAAATCATAATCAAAAGAATCAAAGTAGTCGCCAAGAAAAATAATTTCTTGTGCTTCCTGGCATTCAGGAGTTTGAAGAATAGAATTCAAACGATCTATATTTTGGTGGATATCGGGAATTATAATTTTATGCATGTTAATTTCCTTGCACACTAGTTCTTTCACACTACTTTGATCAGAATAGTTTTCTACCATACTTCAATCATACCTTTAATGGAGGTTGATGTCAAGCATTTTTAGAAAAAAACTTTTACACACCGAACGGAACTTCTACAACTTCATAATGAAGTTTGAACTTCATTCTATCCGAGTAGATCTGTTCAGTTTTCGCAAATTCATCAGCCTCTTCTTTTGAGGCGAAGACCCGAATAACCGTCTTCAAATAGGTGGAGTGTACACTGGAATACCAATACTCGTAAACAACCCATACAGTTTTCATACTTTAAGTATACCTTATCCATTCAACCGAAGCAAATTTTTTCGAAAGAATATTCTCTTTTGAATCAATGACTTGCCACAAGTTATTGAAAACAAAGGAGATATTCTTTCGTTTATCCAATACCAATTTCCTTTACGATTCCATCTATAACAGTCAGATTCAACCTTGATCCGTCATATTCGCATGTCAATAACACCGGGACATTATCTCTATTGACAATCCTCGTCTTCAAACCATTCTGTTCTGCATAAGATTTAACATAAGTTAAATCTTTTTCTAATAAGAAAATATAATTATTCATGTTCCTCAAACCAATCTTTCAAAAAATTAACACAAAATGCATTTACTGGAGTCGCATATCCATAAGCATGCGACCCCACAAGTCCCTTTAATATTGTAACCATATTTTAGATCTTCCTTAAACAATCAAATCAATAAATTTTGAGATCATCGTATTAATTTGCTTTTTAGAGTTAGAAGAAAATACGAAGGTATCGATAGTTTCTTGTATAGATTTATCTACCATTTTAGGCTGTTTCTTTTTTCTAAACATATTAACAGAACACAAGAATGTATTATCAAATGAATCTCTTTTAGAATCTTCTATAACAATATATTTAGATCTCAAAACCATCTCCGCTTCCCGCTTCTTTTCCCAAGTCATGTTTATATATTTTTCAGTATATCCATTATCTGTCATTAATTTATCAAAATAATCAGCTGAAACACCACATAGAATATCACTCGTTATCAAAAAGTTAATGACATTAACATCAGTCATCCTCTGCTTAATTATCTTAAGAATAGTAGATGGACTATTGCGAATCGATTCTTGAGAAGAATCATAATTCTTCTTCGTCTTTGGATCATGGATTACGATTTTCGGTCTACTGTAGTAATTGAACCTATTATAAGATCCATTTTTGTTAATGTAGTTTGTTTCTGTTCCTTGGCCATCCGTAAAATATACCACATTTACAATTTGTGTGCGAGTGTCATTCCTAAATTTATTTACCAGTGAATCTAAACATAAATGGGTTTCTGTTAATGGTGTTCCTCCTAAAGAATAATTTCCAATATTTGTGATTGTTTTACCAGAAATTGATGCTGGATCAATTGAAAGTTGTCCAGACAACTTCCCTATATAATTAAGAAAGATTGAAGACATCTTTTTAAAATCTGATGAATTCATTCTAGAACTTAACAATTCATACAACTTAAAATTAGGATGTATTCCTAAACTATGTTCATTTTTTCCAACATAATGATCGAAAAGAGCGGGTTTATTACGTCCATATATAGGATTTTCGGAATTTCTGAATGTATCAACAAACCCATATAAAACAAATGGAATATTTGATTGTTTACAGAATAATATCAATTCAAAAGCCTTTTCTTTAGCTCCTGAAAGATATGAATACATAGAACCAGATAGATCCATAATAAAAATTAATCCATTATTCTTTCCATTTGGAATGATTTCTGAAGTCTTAAAAATCTCATTATTATATTTGTATGAATATAATTTGTTTGTATCTAATTTTCCAGTCTTAAATGTTAAAGTCTTATTGTATTGAAAAGCTTTTTTTCTCATTTCAAATAATTGTTTATGTAATGAGATATTTGCTTTATGATTCTTATTAAAATTCTTGATCGGATTATTTCGATCTAAATCAAAATCATCATCTTCCGCTGAAAGATCCGGCAAATTAAATTTTTCAAAATCCACTTTAATTGATTCAAATGGATAAATGATATTATTTAAATTTGGAGATGGTATGTCAACATACTGTAACATTGAACTGGTATCAACTAATTTTGATAGTGATTCAGCCAAATCTCTATTTGTCTTAGATCTAGACGGTTCATTATCGTCTTGTGATTTAGAACCAGTCGAACCACCAATTTTATTACTAGTTTCTTTTTTCGTTTTGGAATCGGATTCTGATTCCTCTTTTTTTACTGATTCTTGTTCTTCATTATTTCCGGAATCACCGTTATCAGGTTTTTCTGGTTTTTCTGAGTTATTATGAATTCCATCGAAATCAGTTTCTGTGTTAATCTTCTCTGGGTTTTCCTTAGTATCGTTTGTATCTGATTCGTTTTCGAAGAAGATCTGACGAGTAGATGGTTGTTCATCAAATGATTCATGTTTTTCCGAATCAAATAATTCAATTGCAATATCTATAACTTGTTTAAAGTTATCAATTGCTTGAATCTTTTCAATGAAAAGATTTTCTCGTTTTGACAGCGTTAATGGGATAATTCCATTAAATTTAAAATACACATTCAATCGATCGATGATCGGAAGATCCTCTACATCGTCGATCTCAATAATCTTATTGTCGATAATATGTTTATATCCATAATAGAAGATCTTTTTCATACCAGGATATTTTTGTTTAACTAATGATTCAATTCTTGCATCTTCAATAATATTGAGATAATCACGAAACACTTCATTAGGTTCTCGAAGTTTACAAGCATTAACATATGCATCTGAATCGGTGTATAGAGCATGACCAATCTCATGTCCAATAAGAGATTCTATAACAATATCTGTTAGATTGTTCCATGTTGGAATAACCAATATTCTATTTTTAGTATCGAAGTATGCAGTAGACACAGATTTCTGGATAACTGTTATATCTTCCATAGACATTAATTTTGCTACATTGTCTTGTACAGTTGTAATCATATTTAATATTATACCTTATTCATGATGAATGTCAAATAGGAAATATAAATTTGAGATCTTCAGCTCAGATTCCATACATTAAGTATACCGTATCCGACGGGTAAAGTCAAGCTCATCAAAAATTAAAATATTTTAATTTTGTAGAGTTGCTTTATTTGAATGGAAACGCTATAATGAGTATGTACGGATTTTAAGGAGATATATGAACTTTATTGAAGCTATTAGAAATGAGTATCCAGGACAAACTACATTCACTAGACCGGAATTAACTATCGTAGCAGATAAGTATTCTTTAAAAAAACAATTTACAGAATTCATGACTACCGATTCTAATAAGATTAGGCGAGGAGTATATAAAATTGATTCGAATGTACAATCCGATTCTTCTGGTGTCATTGAATTAAAGAGACCACCTTCTCCTGATAAACAGAAACCACTCGTATCAGAAAAAAAGGTAGAACACATCCATGACATCAATTTAATTCCAATTAAAGATCCTGAGTTCGTAGCATTCGGTGATTTTTCTCTAGTTAAAAAAATTGTTTCTTCTAAAGCATTCTTTCCAATTTATATTTCTGGAGAATCTGGTAATGGTAAGACTAAGATGGTATATGAAGTTTGTGCTCAAACTAAAAAACCATTATTTCGTGTTAATATTACAGAATCTACTGATGAAGATGATCTGATTGGAGGTTATCGTCTAGTTAATGGAGAAACTGTGTGGCAAGATGGTCCTGTTGTAGAAGCAATGAATCATGGCGCTATTCTTTTATTAGATGAAATTAATTTGGGGACGCATAAAATTATGTGCCTTCAACCTATTCTTGAAGGTAATCCAATTTATATAAAGAAGACCAATACTATTATTCATCCAGTTCAAGGTTTCAATATTATTGCAACAGCAAATACAAAAGGAAAGGCATCTGATGATGGACGTTATATCGGATCAAATACTTTGAACGAAGCTCTGCTCGATAGATTTGCTATGAACGTAGAACATGAATATCCATCAAAAGAAATCGAAATCAAGATTCTAACTAATATTCTTGATTCGTTGAATTGTAAAACGAATGATAGTGTTGAGTTTGCGAATAAATTGGTTGAATGGGCAAAAACTATTCGTGATACATTTGATGTCGGAGGAATTGATGATATTATTACAACTAGAAGATTGATTCATATTATCAGATTCTTTGCTATCGTAGGTGGAACTAGAATGAAATCTATTAAGTATTGTACTTCAAGATTTGATTCTGATACTAAAAAATCTTTCTATTCATTATATCAAAAAATCGATGAATCTATTACTATCGAAGCTGAAACACAAAATTCAAATAAAGCATCAAACTTCGATGATGAGGATATTCTATTTTAAAAATATAAATTCTTAAACAATTAAGAGGTCCTAGTAGGACCTCCAATTTTTATAAATACACATGAGGTTATTGATTATATGCCAATGTATGATTATCATTGTGATGAGTGTAAATACTCTTTCGAGAAGAATGTTAAAATGGATGACTGTGATCTACCAACAACTCAACCATGTCCTTCATGTCTATCCTTATCTGTTAAGAAATCTGTTACGGCTCCAGGTATAGGTGATCCTGTAAGATTAGGAGTCACAAAAGCACCTGCAGATTTTCAGAAATATGTATTGGGTAGAATTAAAGAAGCACACCCAAGAGGCAATGTAGAGAGATCCAGATCAATTGTACGAGAAGTTTAACTTGTTTAACTTGTGATATCTTGGTTATGATGAAAGGATACAAATGTCAAGAAAACCAAGAAACTCCAAAAATAATTTGGAACCAACAATAGATAATTCATTTTCTTTGAAAAAGATACAACCTATTACAGAAGCTCAGCAAGATGTCTTTGATGCTTTTGGAGAAGGTTATAATCTTGTTCTTTGTGGTTCGGCGGGAACTGGTAAAACTTATATATCATTGTATTTGGCTCTCTCAGAATTAATAAAGAGAGATAGAACTGCTAACGACCATCCAACAAAAATAATGATTATTCGATCAACTGTTTCATCAAGAGACGTTGGATTTTTGCCAGGAACTCTGAAAGAAAAGATGGCTGTATATGAAGATCCTTATCGTGGTATCTTCGCAGAATTATTTGGTAGAGGAGATGCATTTGAAATCTTAAAAACAAAAGGAATTGTTGAATTTTGTTCTACTTCTTTCTTACGTGGAACAACAATTAATGATACGTTCATTATTCTAGATGAGTTCCAAAATTGTTCGGCACAGGAATTAGAAACAGTTATAACACGTGTTGGTAAGAACACTAAGATTTTCTTTTGTGGAGATTGGTTACAAAACGATCTTATTAAATCTAAGTGGGATATTTCAGGTCTACCGCATTTCATGAAGATTATTGAAAAGATGCCTGAATTTGATATCATTGAATTTGGTATAGAAGATATCGTTCGTTCAGGAATAGTTAAATCATTTATCATCGCAAAATCTCAGGTTGAGGATGAGTTGTTATCTGAATAAAAATAATATATAATATATAAGTGAAAACATTCAAACACAATACGATTAATCTCCCTAGATTAGAGGCCCAAGAGATCAATAATCGTAGGTATTATGTTACCCCACAAGGTAAATTCTACCCTTCTATTACGACGCTCTTGGGTCAATGTTCTAAAGAATCTATAGAATCTTGGAAGAAATCTATTGGTGAAGAAAATGCAAAACAAATCTCTGAATATGCCTGCGCATTGGGCGAAAATCTTCATTATGTTATTGAAAAATATTTAGATAATGATCCGAAATTTTTAGATTACTCAACTATTCATTCTAAATATATGTTCTCTTCTATGCAGGACACTCTTGATAGAATAGATAACATATACACACAAGAAGCTTCATTGTATTCGGATACACTTGGTTTAGCCGGGAGAACTGATTGTATTGCGGAGTTTGATGGTATTCCTTCTATCATAGACTTTAAAACTTCCAGAAAAGAAAAGAAAGAAGAATGGATTACAAATTATTTCGTACAAGGAACAGCGTATTCTTTGATGTTTGAAGAAATGACTGGTATAAAAATAAAACAAATTGTAATCCTTATGTGTACATATGATTCACAACCAATTATTTTTAAAGTGAATAGATCTAATTATTACACAGCATTGAAAGACATTATGGACAAATATCTTGGAAATTTGAAATATGAAATATAAAGAAATACAAGACTTAGCCGAACAAGAATTAAAGATTGATAGATTTAAGCTTGGTGAAGAAGCGACTAGAACTCCAAACATTCTCATGAGATTCTTGGATATCTATCGTTCTGAAAAGGTTCTTCTTCATAAAATGAATAAGAAATTTGCTGAATTGAAAAAGGATAAGTGGGAATATTATTCTGGTAAAGCACCTGAAGAGGTGTATAATGAAAAACCTTTCGATATTAAAGTTTTGAGACAAGATATTGATATGTATC